GTAGACGATGTTTTAGCAGGCAAATTGCCCGTTGTATTCGTTACAAATGTAGGGTAAACGCTCGTTGCTGTGCTTGTATCGTCCGTAATGGCGATATTTGTTGCATTAGTCGCTGTGGTTGCTGTTGTGGCGCTTGTAGCATTGCCCGACAAAGCCCCTACAAAGGTCGTAGAGGTCACAGAAGTCAATCCAGCAAGGGTAGTTGCCGTAGACCCCAAAGAAATGCTTGTAGAACCGATAGTTACGCTTGAATTCGTAAGCGCACTATTAGGAATGTTGGTTAAGTTAGCGCCAGAGCCACTAAAACCCGTTGCGGTCAAGAAACCAGTAGACGGATTGAACTGAAACTTGGTGGAACTTGTGTATTCTGTGGAAATACTGCCCGTTGTTACTGAGGTAAACAATGGATAGCGTGTGCTATTTGTGGTTGTATCGTCAGTTATTGCAATACTTGAGGTCGGATTAGTCCATGCTGGCGCACTAGAGCCATTTGAGGTCAAAACCTGACCAGTTGTGCCATTAGTTACAAAAGAGGTAACGCCAGGCGCGGTTTGGTAAGGGATATTTCCCGCTACTCCGTTGGCAATGCTCGATGTGGCTGTTGCCGTACCGCTTAACGCGCCATTGAATGTGGTCGCTGAGAGCGTTCCAGTCGATGGATTAAACGATAACTTGGTAGAAGTTACATCAAGTGAGGTAACTTGACCCGTGTTGACTGGGCTTAAAGTTGGGTAAAGCGTGGCATTTAGGCTTGTTACATCCGTTATGCCAATGCTTTCAGTAGCCGAGACAACGAATGGCTGACCCTGACCTAGAAAGGTATTGAATGAGTTATCAATGTTGAACAATGCCTGTACGGGCAATATGTTCTGAACTTTTGAGTCAGATGGGCCAGCCATAGCGCCCCTTTAAGATTGGTCAGCCGCAGGGGTTACATACAAGATACCAGCAGTTCCAGAGTTGGATTTTGCTGTTAAATAGTATGGTGTAGTAGGAGTAGCAATGATGAGTGGGCTTGTCATGCCAGCAGGCAGTACAAAGTCACCATTAGTGCCATCCGTAGGGAAAACAGGCGCGCCAGGGTCACTTTGACCTGTGCGAATCGCAATAGGGCTTGCACCCGTATTCAGAAACGAACAGTAGTTAATCTGGTCATTAGTAGAGTCATCAATCAAAACTGCCGCGTGTGCGGTAGAAGTGACCGACAACGCTACTGTTGGGCCTGCGTTGCGTTGTACTGTTGAGCCAGCCATGATTAGACCGCAGTAACGGGTGCTGGGCCTTCTAGACGCGCAATTTGGAACTCATACACACCTGCCGCTGGTGTAGCGGGGCTTGCAGTCACATTGCCAAATTGGATGGTCAAGACATTGGCGGTCAAACAATCGCACTCAACAATGAAAATTCCAGTTGTTTGGTTTGCGATGTAACCTTGGGCAACGATGATGTCGCTGGTTTGCAAGCCTGGCAAGGGAAAAGTCTGTACTGCTGTGGTGTTAGCGGCAACGGATGCTGGTGTGATGGAAGGCGCAATGTAGAAGGTCTCGTGCGAGTTTCCACGGGTAATAGTCGTAGATGACATAGGAATTCCTTTGCAGAATGGTTGAATTGTATCGTAAAAGCAGAAAAAGCCACCCCTTTTGAGGATGGCTTCTCCTTACTTCATTCAGCGATTAGTATGTGCTGAAATCGTAACCATAGACGTAAACATCCATGGTTGCGGTCGCGCCTTGAGCAGTACCTACGTTCAGATACAGGTTTTGGCCTGACTGAGTAGCGGTAGATGCTACTGTGCGCTGTGACACGACTGTTGAGCCTGTCAATGCTGACAAAGCGGCGTTAGCCACTACGCCAGTACCGCCTGCGCTAGGTGCTGTAAACAGACCTGCGGCGGCTGAACTCAAAGAGACTGACGCGTTGGTAAACACCACGTTGCTAACAGAGTAGTTAGTGGAGTTGATGATAGGTAACACCGCTTGGTCACCTGTTGCATTGACGTTCACGCCAGTAGCCACAGCCAACAAGCGGATTGCTTGGTTAGAGGCTAGGTTTGATGGGTGAATCGTAATTGCGGTTGCTGGTCCTGGATTTGCCATGTTAGTTTCTCCTTAAAGTTAATGATTAAGCGGCAACGCGGCAAGCGAGTTCTGGGTACAAAGGCGCCCATCCATACAACACATCCAAACGGGTTGGGATTGAGTCATTGTTGATGGTGTACTGACGCACAACACGCATGGACAGACCGATTTCCTTGTCGGAAGCGCGACCAGCGAAATGGACACCCTCTGGCAACTCAAGGTCGGCCACAGCGAGTGTGAACGCATTGCGGTGCATGATGATGTTCTGTGGAGACACAGTACCTGTGCTGTTGAACTGGGTCACAGCGGCAGAAGAAGATGGCGATGGAATCGACACGTTCTGGAACTGACCAGCAGTAATCACAGCAGGAGACACAACCACGTTACCAGACGAACCAGAAGCGATTGCGGTAGTTTGTTTCACAACAAAGTTACGCAACTTGTTCGAGCCGTAGGCTTGGCGGTTTTGTGGGTTAACAGCGTACACACCAGCGATAGTGATGACATCACCAGCGTTGAGGTTGAAAGTACCTGTGTTTGCGGCTGTAACGCTAATAGTGCTTGAAGATGCCCAACCAGAGGTCAAGAATCCTGTTGCAGTAGTAGTTGCCACAGATGCAGTCACAGTAGTCGTACTGTTGTTACCAAATTGTTGGGACACAACGTTTTGGTCAAGTTTCCAATTCATCAAATTCTGTTACTTTCACCTTTCGGCTACTGACCATTTCTGGCGGGGTTGGTTCTTCGACCTACCCTCAGCGACTTCTTTTGTTATATCGCTGTTCAGACTATCGCATCCCGTTAGGGTTCTCTCACTTAGTCGTTCACGGTGCTTTTGCTTCCGCCCTGTCACCCACTACTGGGTTTCCAAGTCAATCAGAGAGAATTTTGCCAGTTTAGGCCGCTAAAGCGAAAGAATCGCTGTTTGCAGACACTAAACAGGGAGGCACAAATTTACCACCCGAATCGCGACCCATTAAGCCTTTGCGATATTGCTCGCCAATGGCTTCTTGAGGAACGAACAAACCTTTCAAACTGTCAACGATAGTTGCAGATGTGAAGGGTTCAACGATACATGAACGACGGCCATCGCGTGGTGCGCCTTCGCTGTCCAAGTATGCGCCAGCAGTTAAATAGGTAATCAAACCTGTGGGTGGTGTACCAGCAGTACCAACAATATTGGCGGTCTGCAAAGTAGCCATCGCAAGGCCATCTCTATCTATCTTGTTCGCAATAGCGGCTACTGCGGGTTTCAACCAATTCTGTTACTTTCAGCCTCTCGGCTTACTGACCACTTTCGTGGCGGGGATGACTCTTCGGACTTCCCTCAGTACCTTCAGACTATTCGTACTGTTCAGACTATCGCATCACCCATTTCTGGGGGCTTCTCACTTAGTCGTTCACGCTGGCTTTCGCCTTGCGCCCTGTCACCCTGTTTTTTAGGGCTTCCAAGTCAATCAGAGAAACTTATTCGATTTGCATTACTGCAAAAAGGCGCATTGAGTGTTTACGCGGTCAGAGAACATATCCAAAGATAATGCCAAATCTTGTGTGGTGAACTGTGTTGACACTTGGAATTGTGTTGACAAAGTTACAGGTACGCTAGTTTCGTTGAAGTCCTCGACCACGAGTTGTGGGCCGATTGCGCCTACAAACCTACCTGGTCTCCGTACATTCACTGTGTTGCCGATTTTTGCGCCAACAACAGCGAACTGGTCATCATAATTGCGGTCAACTTCTGAGGTGAAGGTCAACTCGTTTTCCAAAACCATCAACGCTTCGTTTGTGATTTTGGAGATGGTAAGTAATTGATTACTCATTTCATTTCCTTAGTTTAAAAAAAGATTAGGTTTAGCGAATCTTTCCAGCCTTGCGAGCCTCTTTCCATGCTTGAAATGTTCCATGCCATTCACCATTGGTGGATAGCGGTACATCAGCAGGGCTAGACCCTCTCAGCGGTTGGATTGGCGCTGGTGCTTTACTTCGAACAACAGGTTTAGGCTCTGGCGCAGTTTCCTTTGCCTCAAACCTTGCCTCTAACTTACCTATCTCTCTTAACGCTTGTTTAGCAGATAAACCAGCAATTTTCTTTGCGACTTCTTCATTCTCAGCCAGATGGTAGAGGATTTGTGGCCCTACATCGCTCTCAAGAATCGCGTCACGAATATCGTCATTTACGACCACATCACTAGACGCTACTATGTCATCAAAGTCAGGCAATGTCGCTTTGGCTTGTTGCACTTTACTTGCCCATTGGTCAATGACCTTTTGGCGTTCTTGCGCTTGCTTTGCCTCGGCTTCTTGCCGTTTCATTTCATCAATACGCTTGTCAGCCGTGTATTCCGCTAGGGCTTTGGCATATTCAAACGCATCGTTGAACTGGCTTGGTTGTGGCTCTTCATCAACTTTAGGCGCTTGTGGCGCTGACTGTTTCTCAAGTGCCGCTAAACGGGCTTCTAAGGCTTCCCTCTGCTCACGCTCCCGTTGCGCTTCTTGTCGCGCTTGTTCACGTTGCTTGGTTATCTCAGAAAATCGTCTTTCGAGTTTCGGATTTGCTTTAGGCTTTTCCTCTTGCTCTTTTTCTTCTATCTCAGGTTCACTCCGTTCCTCCACCACTTCGGTCGGCTCCGCTGGTGCGGCCTCAACTTCGGGTTGGTCGGCTAAACCTAATCTATTTGCATAAAACTCTGCCGAGTTGTCGCTAGTCAATACTTGACCTGCTTCTTTGTCAGACATTACGTGTCCCTACGGATTTACCCAGTTAACCTAACTGGTAAGGTTTGGTGGCATTTGTACCACTAATTTATTGCTGTGTCAAAGGATTGCCGCCTTGAGCGATGTCTTGCTCGGCAAATCTCATTGCACCTTGCTGTTCTTCATTTCTGGCTTGAATTTCCTTTTCCAGACGCTTGGTGTCCATGTGATGGAGTAACAAGTCTGTAATGGCTTCAATCTCAATCTTGTTCTGCGATGTGATAGCGCGGGTATTTTGGTCATTGACCTTGACCTCTGCCATCGTCTCGGTGTTGTGTGCCTTGGCAGTCTGGCGTAGCAATTCGCGCTTAGTCTCTTCGGCTTGCTTAACTTGCTCAATGTCTTGGCGTTGCTTAATAAGAATCTGCATGGCTTCCATCTGCTGTTGCATATCAGCGACTTGCTTCTTAGCCGCCATGATTTGCATCTGCACTTGGGGAGGAATGTCAGACTTCTCGTCAATCTGGGACATTGGGTTCATAGCCGCCAAGCGGTCAGCAATGACATCAGCGCCAGGGAAGTCCATGTTACGGAACACCAAGTCACCAGCCACATTGAACAATTCTGGCTTGGCAAGAAGAGGCATCATTGCATCCACGGCTTCTTGGCGCTTGCTGTTGTAGCCTGGGCCTGTCTCCATCACGACATCGTATTGACCAACCGAGGTGTCGTTCAAGATATTGCCCACCGCATCGCGCTGATTTAGGCTCAACATATCTGGCTTGCCATCTTCACCAATGATGCGTAAAACCCGTTGGGTATCGTAAATCTTGGGGATTAAATCCAGAATAATCTTGCCCACATGGGAGATTGAACGGGTCAGATTGTCGTAATAGTCGTAGTTTGTCAGGTCAACTTGCTGTTGCTGACCATTTAGCGCCTTGCCAGATATGTTGCCTTGACCGAGTTGTGCAGGGTCAAATATGCCCATCATGGCTTTTATGTCATCTGCCACCATAGCCGCCGCTGACATCGTGCCAGCAGGTGGTGGTTCTGGTTGCAAGCGTTGTGGAGGTGGCGCTTGTCTGCCTTCAATGTCTGTCTGCTTGTATCTCAACAGAGGGAATGACTTGATGTTGGCTTGCGCCCAATCGAGTTCGTGACCCTCGTCTTGACCTTCTGCCATAACCCACTTGGCTTTCGGTGCAAGGGCGATGGATTCAGTAATGGAAGTCTGCCAGAAGTTATACATTCTCTGGCTGTCTTTGGCGTAGCGCACCATACCAAACTTCTTACGCTTGTCACCGATAACTACATGACGGCCATAAACAGGCACGATTGGGATGTAACGGCTTGGCCAATCCCGTTCTTCAATAACCTCAATAGCGGTCAGTTTCTTGTATTTAATGGTCTTTTTAAACGACTCACGGGTGTCAATGACTGTGATTCCTGCCATTGCTAGGCGGTTGAAGAAGTCTTTGTCATCAGCAAAAGTGCTTGAACCATCGCTCAAAAGGTAGAGTTTGGCCTTTTCCCGTACTGTGTAGTAATACTCGGCAAGGCGAATATCCTCTTTGGTAATCCATTCCGATTGGCTGTCACCAGTACCACGTTGGGTAAAAGAAGTGCCATCGTCTGACTCTGGGTACATTGACCGAAACACATCTTTCGGCAACATGGTCGTGATTAGGCACTTTTCAGCGTCTGAGCCGTCTGGCAATATGGAATTGGGGTCGTAATAGACTGTGAATGGGTTATCCACAGGGTCTATAAAGATTTCTTGGTCAAACGAATCTTCGCTTATGTAGTCTGTGCGGACACGCATAAAGCCCCAACCCATGCGAACTGCGTAGTCAAAGGCGTTGTCGTAGGCGTGGTCTGCGTTACTGTTGACTTCAATGTGGCGAATGATGCCTTGAATGTCCTCTGCTTCCACCATCTGCTCATGCGTGTTGGTAGCGTGAACCTTAATGCGTGGGCGTTGTTGGCGTTGCTGATTGGCAACCTGACGGCAATAGCCATCTAGTTTGTTAATGGTCAGAACTGGGCGTGATTCGAAGTTACGGCTGTTCTGGAGTTCGACTGGCCATTGGTCTCCGCTAACGAACTTTAAATCCTCTAGCGCCTCTTGGCGGTTCATTGTGTCTGCGTCATTGCAGAACTTCAAAAAGTCTATTGCCTCTTGAATTACTGGGCCGTAATCATCTACCATATCTATCCCATCCAACTGTTAGGCTGACCATAATATTGATTCTGAACCTTACGCCTTGGCTTCGGCTCGTTAATCATCAGTCCGATGTATCTAAACGCATCCGCGCCATGACTGTACTGGTCGTGAAGCGGTTGGCGGCTAAATTGCCCCGTTTCTGGGTCTACATCGTAACGATAATGTCTAAGGCATTGTAGACCATCGTAACAATTTTCTCTATCAAACCAACAATTTCTGAATATAGTTCGTGCCGCATTT